ATTATAATTGTTTATTTGTGTGTTTATTTTTTCACGTAATTTTTGATATGTTACTATTTCACCTTGATCTATTTGAGAAGGTATTACTGTTGGATTTCTTAAATCAATATTATTTATTATTGAATTTGCGGTTTCAGCAAAAGTAGAACTAGTTGAAGATAAATATTGATTAGATACTCCTAAAGCTTTTGCATAATTAATTGATACTACAGGTTTAAAGAAATTTTTAGCATATATCTCTGGTGTTTGATCAACTTGAGAAGGTATATTTGTTGGAGTATTATCATTAATATTATTATCAATTATTTTTTTATCATTAATAGGAGTTCTAAGAAATAAACTACCTAAAACAGTTCCTATTCTAGATATAGTGTTAGATTTAAGTTCAAAATTAGAACCTTTTGCAATATATCTATTTGATACTCCTAAACTACCAGCATAGTTTATTTTTCCTCTTTCTTCTTGAATAGGTAATTTATTAGGCCAGTTTACATCACCAGTAAAATCATAACGCTTAATAAGCGTATTTCCTATACCATATACTGAACCTGGTCCTCCTATATATCGGTCTATAATTAATTCTTGAGGATTTCGAGTTGGGATTCTAAATGGAAATCCAAGCAATGCAATAGCATTATTTAAAAAACCAACTAATCTTCTTGCTTTAGATGGTGGACGTTCATTTCCTATTAGTTTACTTTTTAATCCAACTAATCTATTATTTTTACTGTTTTGATTATTTGCTTGAGCTACAGCTAAATACTTAGTGCTATCATCTTGAATAGGTAATAAACCATGTCTATCAAAATGTTGTCCTAAAGCAGTAACAGGAACTTGTGCTAATGTATTTACACCTAAATTATAAATGCGAGTAGGTTGTAATAAACCATTTGTTAAGGGACCTATATCACCTGTTAATAAAGTGCTTATAAAACCATTACCACCTTTTTTAGTTTCTAATCGAGGATTAGTTAACTGCATTCCCACTTGTCTAGCTATAAACAATGGGCCTTTAGGTGCATCTTTAAAAAATTTAGAAATGCGTATTTTATCTGTTTTAGAAGCTTCTAAAGCTCCTTTAAATCCACCTCTAACAAAAGTATCATCAAAAGGTACAGTAGCATTTGTTGTTGTAGGTATATCTTTTTGAATATAGGGTTGTCCACTAGACCCACCACCAGGTCTGTCACCACCATATTTAAGTGATTTAAGATTTGTTTTAAGGTCAAGTAATGGCATGGTGCTTACTTACCATATTTTTTATTAGGTCCGTATTTATCTTTGCTATCGTTAATATCTAAACGTGACGGAGTAGGTTTAGTATCTTCACCACTAATTTTTCTCCATTTAATTTTAGGAGTACCTGTTGTAGAGTATGTAAGATGCAGTGAATCCGGTGGAACAGGATCAACACCAAATCGTGCTGGTTTTTCACCTTTTAAACCTAAAAGACTAGATTTTATTTTACTTAATAATTGAGACATAGTATTAATATTTTGGTATAAATATTTGAGTATTAGGCTAGTTTGTATGAATTTTGCACTAATGTTGATCCTACCTTATTGCTATCCATTTTAATGGATGTATCTTTATTATATAGTCTATCTACGGATGCTTTAACTTCTTTTATAGCATTTATCATTGGTGTTAAATCTGTTCCTAACATTCCTGCAGCTCTTGGGGAACTTAATGGAATAATAGCTTCAGGACCGGCTTCACCAATAGTAGCATTATTTATTTCACTTGTAACAATACCACCTGATGCAAATTCTTTTTGTTTTTTATTACCCATCAGCGTTTCTACACCTAATATAATACCACCTAATGCAGCTAAACTTAATAAACCTTTAATTGGGTTCATAAAAGTCATAATTCCAATAACTGTAAATAATATTCCTTTTAATATTGATCCAAAAGTATTTGCTGGGCCTAATATTCCGTTAATAGCATCACCTATTAATCTAAATGGAGCCCCAATTAATGTTACAACTTGTAAAGCATCTGATAGTAAACTTAGCATTAACCCTAACGGACCTGCTACTAAGTTACCTAATAAATCTTTTAATTTATCTACGGCATTATTAAATTTTTCTTGAGATGTTAATTGCTCCATTCTTTGAAGTGCTTCTTTACCACCAAGTGCTAATATTTCCTCTCTTGACTTATTTAAATATTGTTGTTTAAATAATTGATCTGATAAAGCATCAGCTGATAATCCTAAAGCTTCAGCTAATGATTTTTGAGCAATAACATTCATTTCAGAGAATGTATTAAAATCAACTGCTTGTGCTGATAATTCTTCGGCAACTGCTTTTTGATCACCCATTAAAGCAGCCATTCTTGCTCTTTCTAAATTTATTTGTTTACCTGTAATTAATTCTGCTTTAAGTTCATTCTCAATTGATGATTCAAAATTAAGTAATGATTCAGCTTGAGATTTTGTTTGTTCAAGAGTAGTACCTAGAGCCTGTGTTTTAGCTATTGCTTCAGCTATAGCAGCAGGATTAGCTTTAAAATTTGCTAATAATTGTCCTGATACTTTACCTGTTTGTTCTAATATTTTTCTATTATCTAAACGTAGTTTAGTTTCTTGTTTTACTTTTTCAATAGCACCAACAGTATTAATTGTAATTTGTCTTGCATTTTTACCTGTTGCTAAAGTAATTTTAGATAAACCAATAGCTGCTTCTTCACTAATTTTAACTTTTTGAGTTAAATTAATAAATTCCTGATTAATACCTTGAGAAAGTATTCTTGTAACCCCTAAAGCATCACTTAATTTAGATTGAGCTTCTAAAAGTTTAGTTGTTGAAATAGCAGTGTCATTTATAGCTCTACTTTGTTCAACAAATTGTTCTCTTATTAAAAATGCTTCACCTCTAGTTATTACTAATGATCTATTAAGGGCAATAATTTGCTTTTCAGCCTCTACCATTTTAGATACTATAAAAGCTAAAATAGTAAGAGGATCTACTAGTCCTTTTACTAAACTTTTTCCTAATGAATTTAATCCGGCTTTTAAAGTTGTAAATCTATTTGCTCCTTGTTTAGCAGCTGCTTCTTGAATATTTTCTAAAACTTTTTCACTGTCTATTAATCCTCCTAATATAGGTATTTTATTTAGACCTTTTACTATACTGCCTAAATTACCCATTGCTTTTTTTATTTCTTCAGCTTTTTTTCTTTGCTCTTCTAATTTATTTAATCCTTCATCTATTTCTGCATTTAGATTATTTTGTAATTTTTCCTTTTCACCTAAAGTTATTAATTCATTTTGTAAAGCATTTTGTAAATCAATTTGTATTAATTTTTGTTTATTTTTTAAATTTTCTATTTGTTTATTAATATCTTTAGAAGTAAGTTGACCTTTATTTAATTTATTTTGATTTTCCAAAATTTGTCCACTACTTTTTCCTAAGTTGTTTATAGATGATGTTAAATCAAATTTTATTTTTTTAGTTAATTGTTTAGTAGTAGCATCAGCATCTATTAAATTCCTATTTAAATTAGCTCTAAGATTAGCTCCTAAACTATCAAAAGCATCTTTTAATGCTGCTACTGATTCTTGTGTTTCTTGTAATATTTCTTCTGGTGTTTTAGCCATAATATATTATTGTTGTTCCGTATAAATATTAAAAGAAACGCCTACTTTCGTGGCGCTTTTGTTGTATATGTTGGTTGTTTTGGGTTAATAGCAGGACCTTTAGCATTAGTTTGACCTTTATTTTTCAACATATTTTGTTGTTTTTCGGTTTCTTCCTTTTGTTTTTCATAATACTCACGTATTGTTTCAAAAGTAAAACGACGCAACCATATAGGCATATTGTAAACCGTTGCCCAATCATAACCGCCTTGACCATGAAAAACTATTTCATGGATTGTTTTAAATAATGCTAATCTATACTCCCGAGTCAGGCCAAAAAAAGTTAAGTCCAATATTAAATTCTACGCCCTCCCCAACGTAGTCTGGATCACTAGGAGTAAATTTCATTTCTATATCAGGCGATACTTCTGAATAATATTGACGAAGAGCTCTTGCGTCGGGTGCTAATAAAGCTGTGTCTACAAACTCACGAACTGATTTAGCTTCGCGGTTACCATTAATAGAGGTAATAATATATTTTAAACGAGTTGTAACTTCAGTTGTGGCGTTTGGATTTACTTTTTTTAATCCTTTAATTTCGGCTTCGATTTTTTGTTCATCACCGTGTGTTAGCAGTTTAAAAGTAACTACATTTCCTGTTTTAGGTAAAGTAAAAGTAAATTCATTACCATTTTTATACAAGGATTCGTTAAGTTCTTTTTCTTTTAGTTGTGATAAATCAATGGTTTCTTGTTTACCACTATATTCAATAACATAATCTTTACCATAACCTAAAACGCGTGCTGCAATTAAAATTGCATTTTTATCACCAACTAATAATTCATTATAATCAATTGATGTTACAATCATTGATTGTAGTAATTTATCAATTACTGTTCCGTTTTTAATATAATTGACATTAGTAAGAATATCTTCTTCCTTAGCTGTCATATATTTTAATTCTACTTCACCTTTAGAAAGTGGTGATTCTTTTGGGTACAATAAACCTTTTGAAGGTAATGTAACTGTTTCGGTTGGAATTTTAAATTCAGACATATAACATTTTAATTTGTGTATATAAATATATGCAAAAACTATTTTTTAACCAAATCTAATAATATTTGCTTAACATATTTAATATTATTATTAATATCATCTTCCCAAAAACGTAGCAATGTATAGCCATTATCTAATGCCCATTGTGATTTAATAGAGTCTTTAATTAAATTACGTTTTTGTGTTTCATATTTAGGAATATTATGTTTACTATTCGGGTTACAATGCCAAAAATCACCATCTACCTCAATAATAATATTATGTTTTGGTAAATAAAAATCATAAAATGCTTTAATATCTTTAGCGTAAAAGAATTGCTGATATTCTATATCTAATAAATCTAATATATTAGCAAATGTTTTTTCTAATTTAGATGTGTGATTATGATCAGTTATAAGTACACGTTGAATTGCTGTTTCGCTCATTTTATCTTTAGTAGCCTGGCTGTGTACTCTACCAACTCCAAATCCATCAGCTTTGGGACGAGATATACCTTTACCACCTTTACTAATTTTTTGTTTGATCTCTTCAGATCGATTCTGTGATACTTTGTCTAATATGTGATTATATTCACCTGAAGCGAACTTGGCTTTACGGGTACTTATAATAGCATTTACACGTTTTTCAGATTTGGGGTCACCAAAGTGACCAGCTACACGGGATTGATGTCCACTTATCCATTTACAATAATCTTTTAATTTTGCTTCATAACGTGTTTGTTGACCACACCCACATTGGCATGTTGGGTGGATACCATTGTATTTGTCTTGTATTATTTTATCCTTTTTAAGCATAAAGAAACCCTCTTGTATACTGATAAATATACGAGAGGGTTAAAAAATATGCTTTGGACGATATTGTTTTTAATTGAGTATAAAGCGCATCAAAAATTTAATACACAATAATCCATAGCGATTGTTACTGATAAATTAATTGCGGCATCACTTGCCCAATCATAATCACCAAAAGTAGCTGTTTTTACATAAGCTCCTTTAACAATCCACTCACCTACTACATCACCTACAGGACCTAAAATATCTAATGTTAAATCTTTTTTATAAAAATCAGAATAACCATCACGACCTGTTATTGATTCGTGTGCTAAACGAGCCCACTCCATTACAGCTTGAGCTCCAGATGGAGTTACAGGATCATATAATTCTAAAGTCATATCATTCCATCTTACTTTACCTTTTACTTTACGGTAAACATTGATGTGGTCTAAAATAATTTCACCAGCTTCAAATCCAGGAGCAGATGCTTTTTTAATCAAATATGCAGGAATACCATCTACATACATGATAAAGCGGTTTTGAACTTTTGGTTCAAAAGCGGTAAACATTATTTCATTTGCGTCTAATACAGGCATTTTATTTTATTTTTTATTGCTATCAATAAATATTAGCAACTACACCCCCTTATGCAGGGAATGTAGCGCCAGTTGGTTGAATATTAAAGTTTAATATAATGAATTCAGCAGTCTTAGTTGGTTGAATATAAATCTGACCTACTAACTGATTTCTATCAATTACATCAGGAGTGTTATTCGTATCGTCCATTATTACTCTATATGCAAATAAACCTTGACGTTGAGCTACTGATTCTAAATATGGATTAACTTGTGCTAAGAATCTATTACGTGTAACATTTGTATTTTGTTCAAATACTAAGTTACGAGATACTTGACCAATAAATCCTTTTAAGGCAATTAACAAACGACGAACATTTACACGATCTAAAGCTGTTGCTCTACGTTGTAATGTTTTTTGTCCATATACTACTACTCCTTCACTTGGGAATGTAGCTAATGGGTTAACGTTTGCATTGTATAATACATCACGATCAGCTTGAGATAATCTTCTTTCAGCTCTTAATACATTTGGTACACCACCACGATTAATACCGGCAGGTGCAAACCAAGGTTGAGCTACTTGATCATTAAATGCTAACACACCACCCATTACTGTTGATGGAGGACACCATACTGCCTTACCTAAATTAGAACTAAATAATTGAACCCAAGGCCAATAAGTTCCAGCATAATTACTAGATTGACCAGCTGCAGATGTTGCAGCACCAATTACTGTGCTACCGTATCCTTTAGTATCAATAATAGCAAAAGCATCACCTCTACTTTCTACAGTTGAAATCATAGTTGAAGCCGCTGCATTATCTAAGGTAACACCAGGAGCTAATAATACGTTAAATGAATATTCATCACTATTTAATAATAAATTAAAGGCATTTTGATAATCAGTAGCTGAAAATCCTTGTATATTTGTTGCTGAAATGTTTTCATTCATTAATTGAACTGCATTTGTAGCCGCAACACCACCTGTAAAAGCTCCACCAATTGAACCACTACCTAAAGCAGGTAAACCACCAGCATATGTAGTACCAGTTCCGTTAGGGATAACAGAACCAGATTTATAAAATCCGTTATTATCTAAAGAATCTACTTGAGGGTTTACTACTGATCTAACACGAACATATTGAGAAGCGTTAGCATATGAACCTGTAAGTTCCACAAAAGGAAGACCAGTAGTTGAATCTACTCTATATACAGGTTTAATATCACCAATTACACGAGAAATAAAATTAGGTAAATTTGGATCTAATGATAAATTAGGCCAAGTTTCTAAATAATTAGATTGAGCCGTATTGTCGTTACCAGCACGGATAGCTAAAGTAAATGTACCACTACCTGTGTTAACTTGTGTTACTTCCCAACGCACATTAAGTGTACTACCACTTACTAAAGCACCAGCAACTATAGAGCCACTATTGTTCATTACATCACCCCAAGCAAGGGTTTCAAGAACAAATGAAGCTTCATTTGCTACTGCAGGTCCAGAAGCTGTAACTGAAGCTGAAGCATATACAGATACATTTGCACTACCACTAATAACACGAGTTACTAATAATGTTTGACCACCGTTACTAAAAAATTCACGAGCAGCTTGTGAAGTTAGATATTCATAGTAATAACTAGCACTTCTAAAGGTTTCACCAAATTGAGCTGCATATTCAGAGTATGAAGTTATAACAGTAGGTACTAATGGTTGACCTTTTACTGTAGGACCAACTAATGCAGTTGCAGTACCTTGTATACCTCTTTGTACTAAAGAAGCATCACTTTCATTCTGAAAAACGCCGGGACTTATAATTTTTTCTGACATTTTATATTATTATTTTTGGAATTTATTAGGATTAACCTAACAATAAATATCCAAAAACCGTAATAAAATGCAGATTATTGTTGAATAGGTGTAATTTCCCCTGTTTCGGAATTAATATCACCAGCTCCGTATTTTTCTTCGAGTGTTTTAATTAATTCTAATTCTTGTTTGCTGATTGTTGTGATATCAGATATTAAACCTTTTTTTTCTTCTTGAAGTTTTTCAATTTGTTGTTGAAATGCAATAATTTGCGTTTCAGCTACACCAATTTCAAATACGGTTTGATTATATCTTGATTGTAAATCTTTAATAGATTGTAATTCTTCTGTTGTTAATGTTTTCATATACTTTTTATTTTGTCCAAAACTTTTTAGGGCATGCTTCAGGACCCGGTAATGGTGAAAATACTTTTTTATCTAAGGGGCATCCACATTCTCCACAAATATGAATATTTAAAGCTTTAATGTACTTTTTATAAGAACAAGTATCACAAATATTAGCTCTATGTCTAGCTATTTCTTCATCTTCAGAAGATGGATTAGCTGCAGTTACCCATGATTGAAATATTTCACTAATTTTGTTCATCTTCGGTAACCAATTTAAAAAATACTGGGTAGTTATTGTCTGATTTAAGATCTTCAAACGAGCTAAGAGGAAATGGTTTATATTCTAATTCCTTTTCTTCATTTAATAACATCTTAAATTCATTTTGAAATTCCATAAATTTTGGATTTACAGTATTTTCAGTTTGTTCATCACCTTCTGTAAGGTAAAGTGATATACTATATCCTCCGCTTTCATTAACTTCACCGTATTTTTTAATCAATTCATCTTTCAAAGATTCAATAGCTTGTTTTTCAACAGTTATTTTTTTAGCTAATTCTGTTAGCCAATATTTAGTTGTAAGTTTTAAATTTTCACTTAACAAACCAGTACTTAGCTGTTCACCTGTTGATTGATTCACAACACCGTTTAACTCCGAATCTAATTGATAAAATTCGAGTAACTTTAAACTAATTGTAGCCATTAATTATTTTGATTTTTTGGTAGGTTTTTTAGTAGTAGCTTTTTTAGTAGCAGTTTTTTTAACTTTTCTTACTACTTCGTTTGCTTCGGTAACAGCAGATGCTACTGTTTCAGAAGATGTACCTAAAGGAGCACCAAAATATTCTACAACCTTTTTATTTTGTACTTCAGAATCAGGAGCATTATAAATACCTACAGGAGCTCCAAAATGTTCTACAACATTTTTTGAATTTTCAGAAGATTTTACAGGATTTTCTACAACCACTTCAAATGTGCTGTTAGAGGTTTTTACTTTTTTCGATACAAGTTGTTTTACAACTAAGAAAAATACTGCAGCTGCAGCTAAAAAGAGAATGAATGTTAGCATAAATTTTATTTTTTATTTATTTGATATAAATATATACAAAAGATGGGAGACAACCAAATTTTTATTTATTTTTTAAGATAAATAAAGATTCCTCTGTTTCTTGTATACTACTTTCTAGTTTAATTATTGATTCTAAATCTCCATTACTTAATGCTAGATTTTTCAAATTATATAAATTAGCAAGTTTATTCTCTAATATTTTAATTATTTCATCTATTTTCACCTAAATAAAATTTTAACTATTAATAATATAGCATTGATCTCATAACCTCAACAGATGTGTGTTTTATAATCCATAGATATTTTAACCCATCAGGTGTAGTAAATACTTCCATTCTATTACCAATAATAGCAGCTCCCGGGTTTCCAAAAGGTGCAAATCCTGCACCATGTACTTGATTAGTAGTAACATCTAAATAATAAAATCTCATAGTAGCATCTTTTGTAAAGTAAATTCTATCACCACCATCATAAGCATACATTGTACCTGTTGTTAAAGTTTCTGGTTGTGGGCTTGTTGCTAACACTTCTACTTTATCTGTTGGAATATCAATGTAATCAAAGTTATTAACTGCACCACCTCTTGCTATATAAATTCTTCTTCCACGTAAATTAGGATCTGAATTACCTTGTACCCATTGAGCTTCAATTCCTGTACTTCTAATAGGTTGTTGTAATATGGCATATGATGAACTTACAAGACCAGGTGCAGTACCAAGTGCAGCAAATGTAAGAGTGTTGTTTGTATTACTAGCTATAGTAGATTCTTGTCCTTGACCAGTACCAGTTAATATTTTTATTCTTCGACCTGCAAAAAAGTTAGTTAACCAACCAGAAGAACTTATTTGTCCAAGAGCAGCACTTTGAGAATAGTTAACAAGATATGTTCCTATACTACTACTTTGGAAAGTATTTGGTCCAAAAGCAGTAATAAATGTACCTGGTGCTACAAAACTTCCTGTTATTACTGAGCCTATTCCTAAACCTCCTGTAACAAAAGAGTTTAATGTAACTGTTAATACGTTTCCTGCTATTGAACCAGAACCAAGAAAGCTAGTGTTTATGTCTTGTAAAGTAGTTGTTGATGGAGCACTACCAGTGGCAAAACCAGTATACATAGATCCTATCATTTCAGGTCTTGTTATGATATATCTTGAAACTCCATTAATAGGAGCAGTATTTGCTACTGTAGCAAATGTTAATGTAGTAGCAGTATTTGATAATATTCTTAGGTTTTGACCTGATACTAAACCAGAAGCAGCAGTCATTGTAGATGTTACCATATGTACAACATAGTTAGCCCATTGATTTACTCTCCAGTTTTTAGTTGTATCAGATAATTGTGTTTGACTTTGTAAACCAGTTAAAGTAGTTGACGCTGGAGTTCCAGGCATTGTATAGGTAAAGGTTAAAGGGGTAGGTACTGATACAATAGTAAATGTACCATTAAAGTTAGCATCAGTAGCACCTCTTACTGTTACTGTTTGGCCTGCTCTATAACTATGAGTAACGGCCATAGTAACAGTAGCTGTTGTAGTTACGTTAGCAAGTGAAGCAATCGCTTGAGGTCTATTAGAACCAAGTTGAACAGAACCACTGCATGCTAAACCACCATCTTCGTCTCTACCAAAAGTCATTAAATCATCAGATATATTTAATATATGGGCAGTAGCATTATTTCCTAAGAAAAGATAATTTTTATCTGTATCAGCAGTTATAGTATAAACAGATGTATTATCTAAAGCTACAGAAGATGAACCATATAACGTTAAAGAACTAGAGTTATTTGATAAAATAGGAGCATATAAACCCGTTCCACTACCACTAGTAATACGTACAGCATAATTTTTCCATCTATTTACAGACCAGTTTTTAGTAGAATCTACTAATAACCCAAAAGATCCAGATGTTGCTCTACCAGCATCAAATCCATCTATGAAATATTGTGAACCAGAATTAGGTGCTACAGACATTGTTTCATAAGTTAATGTAGTAGCAGTATTTGATAATATTCTAGCTTGTTGACCTTCTCCTTGTCCGCTCCATATTCTTACATAATAACTTCCACTAATACTACTACTAGCCCATTGATTTGTAAGCCATGCTTTTGAGGTATCTGTTAAGCTAGATGTAGTACCAGTTATAGTTGCTACACCTCTTTCCCATATTGTAGCTTGATCTCCTGTTCTTTCAATAGTGGCATCAGTACCAACAGACGCTATATTATTAGTTACTGCTGATCTAACATACCATGTATCTGTAATTATATCATATTGTTGTAATGTATAGAATGGAGTAGCAGCAGCAGATGATGCTAAAAGTATAGCTCCTCCTTCTACTTTATAACGAGATGAAGAATCAGGTATAATAGACCAAGGATTATCAAGAGTAGCAATAGAAGCTTCTATATTCACTACGGTTTGGGAACCAGCTGCAGAAGCAATAGCAGGAGAAAATACAGCAGGGTTTGCAAAAGTTTCATGTGGTACCATTAATGAATCACCTAAAACAAGTAAACTAGATGAATTAGCTAATATTCTTCTTACTTGACCTACACCTGAGTTTTGTACTACTCTTGCTTGATAACCAGCCCATTGATTTATTCTCCAGTTTTTAGTAGAATCTGTTATACTTATGTTACCAATAGTATTTGATACAGCTGTAGCTACAGCCATATCTTCTATTCTAGAATCATCAATATCAGTAATAGTTCTTCTCTGACCTGCACCAGTACCAGCAACAATAGAAATATCATATCCTCGAAAAGCTTTACCAAAATATGCAGGAATATAAACACTATTAGCACTAGCTGATATTATATTACCTTCAACTCCTGCAGACATTAAAAATCTCATTTCTGAGAATGTTGTTGGAGTTATTGGAGGTGATTGTAACTGCATATAAGTATCAGTCCAAGTGTCGTATCTCCAAAAGCTAGTGGCCGCATTTAGATAGTAGATATATCTACCAAAGTTAATATGCATTACAGGATTTAAAGCAGTACATGTTGCTGATATAGCTGAGCTATTACCTCCTTGTGCATCTCTTAATCTTTCCCATACTGGTAAATCTATTCCTAATTTGTTGTTGTTTATTACTCCCATTATTTATAATTTTATGATATTTTACTTCTTAATCCGGTATTGTACATAATTCTTTGGTTCATCATTTGAAAATCTACGTTAGTATAACCACCAAAGTTACCAATTGAGTTTGTACCTGCTGGTAAGGCGTTTGTTATACCTGTGACTGCACTTACAGTACCTACAGTTGTTATAGTAGATAATGTTAAACCAGTCGTTATTGCATCTATTGTTATTCTTTGTCTTTGAGCAGCATCTTGCGCTGTAGATGGTTCTAATGCTCTTAATATACGTCTTAATAATATTATTGAGTCATCTGTTGAAGCATTTTTTGGTACTTGATTGTATGCCATATTTAATATATTATATAGTTAGTATCGTTTGGAGAAATATCTATTGAATTATATGGATTATCAATAACTACTATTGTTCCATCATCTATCATGCTAAAGTCACTTACATAAATAGTAGCAGATCCTTCTATTAATTTTATTGTGTATTGATTTTTATTCCCCGCAGGAGGTGGTAATATAAATGTATTTACACCTCTCGAAGAATAAATATATCTATCTCCATTACCTGCAGGAGGTGTTACTGTTGAATTTAGTGTAGGAGATATGTTTACTGTTAGTCCGCCTCCACCACCACCTCCACCAGCTACAGCTAAAGCAAATGATGCTGTAGTAGCGAATGATGCTGTACCTTGTAATGAACCTGTTATACTACCACTTACTCTTAGGGAACCTGTTACAGTGTGGATATCGGATATTATATTACCGATTTTTAAACCCGTATCGGATACTTGAAATTCTATTCCAGAACCAGTAACAATAGTAAAACCGCCTGATACCGCTAAAGATCCGGTTACGGCTGAATTGTTTAAAGAAAATAAACCATTTCTGGCTACGAATTCGTTTGGCATTGTTTTTCTTTGTTTAGTTCCCTATCCCTAAAATAAAGATTGCTGATAATAAATATGTAATTATAAACCAAATCTTGATTTTAGTGCATTATAGTTTTGTGATACTTCTGAAGCTGATAATACTTTATTATATGTTAATACTTGAGCTATTGCCCCGTTAAAGTATGTGCCATTGCTTATCGATACTCCTAAACTGAAAGGACCATTTGTGTCAGCATTCCAATCAGTTCCACTAGTCATAGTCGCTGTATTTAACCCTGTAGACTTATATAGATAAACATTAATTGTTTTAGTTTGACCTGTACCTGGAGCGTTGATGGTTACGGTAACAAAATTCCAAATATTTGTATCTACAGCTAAGCCTGAAGACAGGAATGTCCAAGCTGCATTTGTTGAGGTTCTCCACTCCACAACAAGAGTGTTTGTATTAAGATCAAATAATAAACCTGGCGTTCTGTATGTTCCGTATCTATCATAGATATAGGCAAAGTTTCCACTATTATTACCATTTTTTCTTAGCCATAAAGAAAAACTGTGACTTTGACTATTACTAAAAAGAGTGTTACTATTATTTACTAAATCAGCATAATCATCTGTCCCGTCAAACACAATATTACCACTATTAGCACTACTAAAAGTAGGACCATTAACTAATGTTCCGTTATTTCCATTTCCACTTAAATCAGTCCATGTTGTTCCACTACCGGGATATGATGCTGTATTTCCAGCATCTAAATACAGTACTAATCCATCTGTTATTATTGTGGGTAAGGGTGCAACTCTAAATCCTCCACTACTAACTCTAAATCCACCACTATTAATTCTAAATGACATTTTTAAAAATTTAAGGTAGAGATCCTGTAATTGGTTTGCTCCAAAAAGAACCAGTTAAAATATTTAACATTTGAGGATAAGTATACGGCCCCTCTTTAGTTGACATACTTCCTAAAAAAGAAGGTGCAGATCCACTATCAAATTTAATAAATGATTTTGTACCATCTACTGATCTTCTAAGTGTGTTAGCTGTACTTTCTTTAACTTCTTCGAAGTCTATTTTGTTAATTTCGCTAACATTAAAAATGTAAAAAATTCTGTTTTCCATTGTTTTGTGTTTTTATAATTCAAATCTATCTTTATATGCATTAAAATTTTGTGCTATTTCCTTATCAGATAATACCCTATCATATACCATCATAGGACCTAAATTACCAGTAAATTGATCTGAATTACCGGTATTAAAATTAGATCCAAATGTTATTGTATTAGCATTATTGTTTACCCATGCATAAGAACCTATGTTGGTAGTGCCTATTGTTATACCGTTCCTATAAACTCTAAACTTTAAGTTTACTCTATCTATTGACGCGCACCAAAAAGCCCATCTATACCTAGTTTCACAATTTATTACCTGTGGTACTTCGACCTTAATGTTGGGAAAGTACCCAAAACTACCGTTAGAACCTTGTAAGTCAAAACCTCCTGTTGAGTCGTATGGTTGGCCGTCGAATATCGATTGAATTACTCTATAAGTTACTTGTGGAGAGAATTGGTTACCAGAATTCCATATGTTCCATATTTCTACGTAACCGTTTGGGGTTCTAGGTCCTGTTCTTTTTATCCAAGCACAAACAGTAAAAAAATTTCCTGTATCTTTGGTTCTAGTGTTGACAGGCATTGTAGCATAATCATCTGTTCCGTCAAAAGTAATAGATCCACCTCCATCAGTTGAGTAAGCAGGACCATTTTGTAAAGTCATATTATTTCCAACACCGCTTAAATCAAATATAGTTGAACCGCTACCAGGGTACGATGATAAGTTACCTGGATCTATTAAAAATATAGATCCACTAGAAGCAACAAAAGGTCTTGGTCCACCATTTAATGTACTCATAATCCATACCTCCCTTTTTGTGCGTTGTAGTTTTGTAATACTTCTGATGCTGATAAACCTCTATTATAAATTAAAAAATTTGATAGGTTTCCATTTAAATTACCTCCAGTCCCGTCAAATCTTACTCCTACTGTTACATCCGAAGTGCCATTAAGTGGATTTCCAGTTCTTGTTCCTGAATTGTCAAGTGAATTATTTAAATAGATACTTGATAGATTTGATTTAAAAGTAACTGTACCAAAATACCATATATTTTGAGTTATGTTTGCATTAGTCTGTAACCATCCTCCTGATGTTCCTTCCACAAAAAAAGATAATTTTGATGAAGTTTGCCCTGAAGGGCCTATTCCTACATACCAAGAGTTATTACCTTTAGTGACTATATAATTATCCACATCCTTTTTACTAATAAACCAAAAACATATACTAAATTCAGAAACATTAAAAATAGAATTATGAGATACATTAACATAATCATCAGTACCATCAAACACAATATTACCACTATTAGCACTACTAAAAGTAGGACCATTTGTAAGAGTACCGTTATTTTTATATGCGCTTAAATCTCTCCATGTAGTTCCACTACCTGGGTAAGATGCTTTATTTCCAGCATCTAAATATAATACTAATCCATCAGTAACTACATTATTATATCCTACTCTCCCACTCATAGTCCAAATCTTGATTTTTGCGCATAATAATTTTGAAATACTTCTTTGTCTGATAATGCTCTATTATATAATCTTACTATTGAGATGTTAGCTGCTAGTTCAAATCCTGTACCTGTAGAATAACGAGAAATAAAAAGTTGTCGAACAGGTGTAGTAGCACTTCCAATAGCTAAAGATTTGTTTAATATCCCGTTAATATACATTTTTGCAAAATCCCCGCTTTTTTCTGTTACACATACATGATAATATACATTTGCCGAATAGGTTGAAGATGGCCGTATTGAAGTAGCTGCATCGTAACCGTAAATCCAACCGCTTCCGTTTCCAAGAAGGGAATTAAAATATCCCTCACTTATTTCTAATCTAATACCTACGTCTAAATCTAAAATCATTTGTTGGTTAGTAGTATAAGTAGGTATTTTAATAAACACTTCTTTAGTTAACTCTGATAAACCTTGAATGTTTGTAGTGGTGACAGCATAATCATCAGTACCATCAAAAACGATGCTACCACCATTAGCACTATCGAAAGTCGGTCCATTCGTTAATGTTCCGTTATATCCATTTCCACTTAAATCAGTCCATGTTGTACCACTACCAGGATATGATGCAGGATTTCCAGCATCTAAATGTAAAACCATTCCGCTGGTAACTATGCTAGGTCTTGGTCCAAAACTATATGCCACGTATTATTGATTTAATTTTCCAATTCGGTGTTGATGTAGATCCTGTTACTACAAGGTTACTACCCGATACAAATGCCGCAAAGGTTACTCCCGAGGTATTTCCAAAATCTACGGTAGAGTAATCCGTGTATTGCGCTAAGGAACCACTCCATGTGGCCATAAATGTTCCTACTCTAACAGAATTATTTAATCGTACGGTATAATCTATAAAAACACCATCGTATGATGCCGTAGGTACGCTTGCTATCAAATTCACACTGGAAGTAGAAGAAAACGGTATTAAGTTAGTGGTGTTTAATGAGGGAGCCAAATAACTTCCCATTAACACTCTACCATCGGAAAATGCTTCTAGTACAGGTAAACCTGATGCATCCGACACTACGAATAATGATCCCGACAAGCTATCTGTTATAGAAAATAATTCACCTTGTGAACCTTGTATTAATATTATTGGTTGAGATGATCCTGAACCTACAATTATAAGTCTTTGAGTTCCAGAACCAGAAATATAGATAGATGAAGCAGATACATTACCTGTCATTACTGCTGAACCTGTTAGTATTAAGCTGCCTGTTATAATTGCTGAACCGGTAAAGGGAAATGCAGATCCACCCCCGCCCGCTACTGTGATTGGGAACGTAGTTCCGTCTCCTTTTGTAAAAGTAATAGTGTTAGATGCTACAGAGGCTGTTACTAAAGCATTTGGTGTAAATGATGCTGTAGCAGCTGTTATAGCGTTTGATATTGAACCGCTAAAGAATGAAGCAGATACAGCATTAAATGCCCAACTAGCAGTTCCGAATAATGATCCAGTAACATTACCTCTTAGAGAACCAGTTATACTACCACTTAATATTAAAGAACCTGTTACAGTGTGAATATCAGTTAATGCATTTCCTATTTTTATACCTGTAGAAGATATTACTAATTCTTCAGGACCACCTAAATTTACCCCAAAAGAACCAGTAACTGATACACTACCCGATAACGAAGTAGAACCAGTTACAATTAGACTACCAGTAATAATTGCTGAACCAGTGTATGGGAATGATGCTCCTCCACCTCCACCACTTCCTGTGTTAACAGTAATAGGAAATGTAGTTCCATCTCCTTTAGTAAAGGTGATAATATTAGAAGAAACAGATGCTGTTATAAGAGCGTTTGGTGTAAATGAAGCTGTAGCTGCAAATGAAGCCGAAGTTGCATTTATTGCATTAGCTATTGAACCACTAAAAAATGAAGCAGTAGCTGCAAAAGATGCAGATATGGTTTGAGATGAACTAATAGCAAATGAAGCAGTTAATGTATTTATTATACTACCAGATACAGTTATTGAACCGGATATTAGTACTGAACCTGTTATTGTTTGATTACCTCTGAAAATGTTTGAACCAGTAGTAGCAAATGATCCTGTTCTGGAGTTTAATGATGATGTAAATGATAATATACTAGCGCTAAAGTTATTTATTGAACTACTAAAGTTTAATAATGATGCTGTTTGAGCATTTAATGAAGCAGTAGCTAATAATATTGAGCTACTAAAATTATATATTGATGCAGTAGCGGCATTTATTGAACTAGTATAGTTATTGAAAGATCCGGTTTGTATAAACTGAGTACTGTCTAATCCATCTAATAAATCAGCATTGTTAGCATATGATGCTGTACCAAATAAAGATGATGTTATTCCTAAAGTTGTTGTTAAAGAACCAGTTACTATTACGCTGCCAGAAAATGAACTAGATCCTGTTACAACTAGACTACCAGTAATAATAGCAGAACCAGTAAATGGAAATGTAGCTCCACCTCCACCACCACCTGAACCAGTATTAACTGTAATTGGAAATGTAGTTCCGTCTCCTTTGGTGAATGTTATTGTATTAGATGTTACCGAAGCTGTTACAAGAGCGTTTGGTGTAAACGAAGCAGATATAGCATTAATTGCCCAACTAGCTGTACCAAATAATGAACCTGTAAACCCACCTAATGATGTTATACTTCCTGTTACAATTAAAGAACCACTAGTTGTTATACTACCAGATATTACTAATGAACCACTAATATTACTTCCTACTACTTGCCAACTAGAATTTAATGATGGTTGTGTTGCGTCTAATAAAACATATAATGTATTATTATCTTGTTGAAATACGACTAAACCTTTATATACATTAGCAGTAGATAATCCTAACCTAGCGGCCTGATTTGCTAATGCAAACCTAGCATCTGCAGGCTCTGTACTTGTTATATTAAAACCACCAGGTAATACAATTGGCATTTAGTTAGTTATTTTAAGTTAATACATAAGTTATTGAATTACCAGCACCACCTGCTTGTAATAAATTAGTTCGATATACTTTATAATCTCCAACAGATGAAGAAGTAAATAAACTTAATACCCCAAATCCAGCTGATGTGATATTTGTTAAAAATGATAATGAACCATTATATACAATGTAATGATATTTATCTCCTGTCCAGTTTATAGTTACTGATTGTCCTGTAGCTGTTGTTGTTCCTTTTTGAATAACTCCTACACTACCTCCTATAGTTGTATCCCAAGCTCCAATATGTTCTATATTAGCTTGAGTTAAACTAGCTGACACTATAGCACCTGATCTTAAACTTCTAATTTTAGTAAATGTACTAGTTCCAAAAACAGATGCAGTTAATGCAGGACTATTATCAGATCCATTTACACCTGAAGATGAATATGATGCAGTAGCAGCTATAATAATACTTACTGAACCTGTTAAAGATCCAGTTACATTTAAAGGTGATGCTATTGATGATGTTAAAAAGTTAAATGTCCAACCGTTACTAGCTCCTGATGCTGTAGTAAAGGTTATACTACCTGTAGCTCCTTGTTCTATTTGGTTTGAAGTTGCTCCTAATTGTACAGTTGCAGTTGGTGTTACTGTTGGGTTACCAGGGTTTGTTTTACTTAAAGCTCCTGTTAATGAAGCACTTCTAACAAGTATAGTTCCATCAGCAGGATTACTAGCTGTTACTTGTAAATTATATACAAAACTTCCAGAAGTTATTGTAGTATAATTTAATGTAGTTCCGGTTCCAGTTTGAGCTAATAAAACAGAACCTGTAAATATTGAAGCTGAAATTAATGTATATCCATTATTAGACCATACAGCTGATGCTGTATAATCATCTAAAACTCTATTAAATCTATCTGTATTAAAAGTAGAATTAAATGAAAATGAAGTTATTGAATGTGTTGCTGGGGTTCCAAAAATAAGTTTAAGTCTACCATCAACAAAAGTTACTGCTACTTCAGTAGAATAATCTAATACTTCTATTTGTGATAGAGTTTCTATACTAGAAGTTACATATTGTATATTCGATAAACCAGCATACGATGATGATAAAGCATAGGACGATGAAATAGGATTTCCATTAGTCCATATACTACCACTTCTTACTAGTGATTGTCCTGTAGTTGGACTTGTTATTCTAACATCATGTAATTCATCAAGTTCATAACCGTTATCGATTCTAACATACATAGAACCATTAATTCCCTGAACTCTTAATACTTGACCTAATCTTACTCCATGTAATGGAGCTAATGGAGCTGAACCAGTCATTGATCCGCTTGATGCTAAGAATAATAATTGTCCTGCTGTATAAAGAGATGTATCTATACCTAATAACTTACCTTCTGTCATTACATAACCAAAGGCTTGATCAGGTATATCTTGATTAGTTAATCCTAAAGTATTTGCTGAGTTAGCATCGTCAGTCCAATCCGCTAAAGCTATTAATGCATTATCACCTGTAGCTCCTGATATTCTAACAACTTTTCCTTTATCAATTTGTTGACCTGTAGTATTCTTAACGTATATAAGAACATCTTGGGTATTCATTGATCCCTCAGCAAATGATGCTGATAAAGCATAGGATGAACTTATTGCATTTGAAACAGAACCACTAAAATATGATGCTGATAAAGCATTGATTGCCCAACTAGCAGTTCCGAATAATGAACCTGTAAATCCTTGTGTTGCTGTAGCAGAACCTGTTATTATTAGGCTACCAGAAATAAAAGCCGAACCAGTAAAAGGAAATCCAGTTCCTGTTCCTCCACCACCGCTTCCTATTTCTACTATACTTTGGACTCCATTATCTTTTTTAAGGAATACCTTACCATCAAAAGTGTTTATGGCTAACTCACCAAGATCTAACGATGAAGTTGTTGGAACTTTGCCAGGAACGGCACTGCGTTTAAGTTGTAGTTTATTTACAGCCATATATATGGGTCCTTTTTAATAGTATATACTAGGTATAGTAGCTTATATAAGCCACGTATAAATATTGCTATTAGTAAGAACCAGCATCAATAATGTCAACGTTTATTGAGCCACTTGTATTTAATGAAGCTGATGCTACAGATGGAGCATTAACTATAAAGAATGAACCAGAAACATTTAATGCTGTTTTTGTTGGATTATCTTGTACTGCAGATAATGAGCCTGATACACTAAGTTCATTAGTGTTTGCATTATAACTAATATTACTAAGTATTTGTTTAAGTTTTAATCGTGCCATTATTATGCAAATTTTCCTATTGCTATTACTTCATCGTCTGCTTCTAGAGAAAAACCTATAGAATTTGTATCAAATGTTATAGATACTCCCCCCGAATAATTATTAAATGAAACAAAAGATGATGGAATATTTTGACTGTTTATGAAAAATATAAAATTATTTATAGTAGTAGCTGGTAGTAAAGATGATGGTTGTAATATAGTAGCTCCAGTAAATATTGCTGTATTAGGAACAGTAATAATGTCTGCTTTAATAGATTTATTTGTATTAATATACAAAATATCTTGTGGAGATAGTGCTTGATTTATATTAATATATGCATTTGCCATTATTGAAATTTTCCTATTGCTATCACTTCATCATCTGCTTCTAAAGTATATCCTAATAAATTAGTATCAAATTGAACTCTAACACCAGAACCATCAGCTACGAACGAAGCTACAGATGAGGGTACATATTGTCCATTGATATAAAATATAAAATTATTAATTGTTGTAGCTGGTAACTGTGATGTAGCGGGTGGGTTTAATATTAAAGCTCCAGTAAATAATGCTTGATTAGGTACTGTGATAATATCAGCTTTAAGTGGTTTATTTGTATTTAAGTAGGTTAAATCACCAAGAGCCGCAGCATTAATAGTTGTATTATAAACAACATTTCCATCACCAATAAATGAAGTGGAACCTACAGTATTATTAGCAGGCATTTGAGCAGCAGGATTAACATTATTAAGATTTTCAACAGTTTCTAAACCAAATACAACCTGAGCTTTGGAATAATACATATTAGAGGCAGCTGCTCTTTTATTAATAGTATCTGGTATTAGGTATCCATTTAATGTTAGAGTGAAGTTTGTTCTTGCTGCCATATCTTCACCTTGTTGCATTATAGTTGTAATAGCAAAGTTATCTATTCTAACTCTAAAATTCCATCGTGAATAATCTCCCCAATATGAATCAGAAGCATATTCAATAGCTTCAATTAATTTATTGTTTTGTTCTACAAAGTTTGTAAATAAAACACAATCATAAGTTACGGTTACATAATCAGGTACTACAGAAACATAGTATTGTTTTGAAGGTATTCTATTAGTTAAAACAGAAAAATTATCATAAAAGTTTTTAGCATTATATTTAGTTTCAAATACTTGAAATAAATGACTTTTATTACCATCTAATTTATTACCTAAATTTCTATCTTTTTCAACATTAGTACGATAATACATGATAAGAGGAGCCATTATCTTTCCAGCAGCATCACGATAATATCCATCGTTTTGAACAGCTTTCCATCTTTCAGAACTACCATATAATATAGGTACAGGAACACGAGTATTATTTTGTATTACTGTAGGTTTAATAACATTACTAAAATAATAGTGTATTGCTTGATCTATATCTGTTAAACTAACAGCCATGTCTTTTACATCATCATTTTTATGTGATATATCTAAAGCCCTATTTCTAGAAAATACATTTTCCCCATCACCATCTGGTTTGCCCATATTACTTAAATATGGGTCAACAGATGCTTGTGATATTTCAGCAGCTGTACGTGGTCTTGGTTTTATAGGGCGTGGCATTATATTCTACCTTGTTTTTGTAATGCTAATAATTTATCTAAAGCATTCATAGCTTTAAATAATTGATTATATAATTTATTAATTTCTTTAGCTGTATTTTTTATATCAGGATTAGAAGAAAACATAAATACATCAAATTCTCTTTTATTTTGAATTACATCTCTTTTAATTTGATCAATTTTAGGTAAACTAATTACTTGAGACGTTGAAGTTTCAGGACGACTAGGATCTGGAGGTAAATTAACTAATATTGATCCTTTTTTTAATAAGTCTTCATATTCTTCTGGTGTTAAATCAGCTATAGTAATTTCTTTACCTGGTTCTCTATCAGCGTATATCTTTTTTGGTTTCTCTAACTCTAATAAATCTATTAATTTTATCATAATTATAATCTTTCTAAGTTTATACCTAAGGTTTCAACACGAGCATAGTGTGCTGTAACAATAATTGAAATTGATAAACCAAAATTATCATTATCAGATGAAAATGAGTATTCTGGTTGTTTACCTACAAAAAGTTGATTTTCTACAACACTATCAACTTCATAATAGTCATTATTCCACACAATAACATCTCCTACTTCTGGTACTATATTATATGATGTTGATATAGTAGAAGTATACCCTCCAGCTACATATCTTATATTTGTATAGTTAATAGGATCTTCATCATATCCTGCTAAATCATCTTTTAAAAATCTACAAGTTATATCTTGATTAACATCAGGACCAAAATTATCTGTAGTCCACTCAGGTGGTGTTCTTTCTATTAAGCAATTTATTAATACAGGATCATTAAATATTTTAGTACCATTAGCTTCACCATATAAATTATGTTCAGATCTTTCTAAATTTATTTTATAATATCCTACTTGTTGTTGAATAATGTTGTTTACCAATTCACGATTGATATGTCTAATTAATGAGGCATCACGAGCGGTTCCAAATAAACTCATATTATTAGTATTGTCCTACTTTTTCAATAGTGTTAAAGCGCGGAATAAACTGTAATAAACCTTGTATTTTATTAGCTGATAAAGCATCCATTTTAATTGAGTCAATAGCAGCTTTAGGTTCTTTTAAAGCAAGATACTTTATTTTAAGTAAAGCATATTGGTGTTTATCAGTACTTTTACTTCTAAGAAAATCATTTTGTTCAACAGTAACTACTACTACGTCCTTTAATCCTCTAATTTCATTATAAATAAATACTTGGTTAACATTTTTTGAAGTTTTAATTAATACTTCAATTTTATATAATACAAGAGCTTCTGTTAATATGTCTATTAATTTAATCATTTAGAAAATATAAATTGGGAGAGGTATATTATTTAGTTGTTTTTGAATATATTCTGTTTCACTAGCTTGATTTTCAAGTTGTGTTTTACGAGATGTTACATCTAAAGTTGCACGTAATTGTGTTAAAAGATCTTCTTTTTCTTTTCTAGCATCAGTTAATAAATCCTGTTGATTTAATGTTACCTCAGCTCCAGGAATAGGTACTGTACCATATTTTCCTCTAACATATGCTAAAGTTTCTTTTATTAAAGCTAAAGCATATTGACGAATCCACTGTTTACCAATTGAATTAATTTGTAGATAAACTGGATTTTGGTATGGTACATTTGATACATTAGTAACTAAATTAGTTCTACTATCTACTACAGGATTATTTCTTTCATCTACTAATATATAATGAAACCATAATTTATCATTGTATCCTGGAGTAACTGTTGTAGGTATAGGAAATAATCTTAATTTATTATTTACTAAATCAAATGAAAATGCTGATTTTCTAATTTGATCATTAAATTCAATAGCTTGAATTTTCATTACATCAAAGAAAATAGGCATTAATAAAAAGTTAATACCAGGTGAAAATTGTCCAAACCCAAAGGTTTCAAGTAGTGATTGAATACCAGTACCTGTACCTGCATATGGATCAAAATAACGAACAATTGCAGGAGGAGATTCAAAAAATACTTTTTTTACTTCAATAGATCCAGTTATACCTGAAGCCGATACAGCTGCTTGTAAATCATAATCTTGTACTCCTGATATTAAGGTACATGAACCAGTATATATATTAATTTTTCCACCAGTTCCCGCTTCAGTAGCATATGTTTCTGAGATTCGAATTATGCTACCCATATTAGGTGTTACAACAGCATTATTTAATGAATTTCCTGTTGTAGTACCTTCTAAATTAAGATAATTTTCGCGAACTTTCCATTGGTATACTTCATTACCATAAGTAGTAACTGCTTCTTCAAAAGCAGCATAAAATGATCCTGATTGTAATTCAACTTCTACTAAGGGGTATCCTAGACGACTTGCACACCATTGTGCTACTTTATCTGCAGATCCTGAAAATTCAGTATCTGTATCATAAAATCCAAATGGTGTTTGGCCAGGATTAAATGCTGATGTTCCATTCCAAATTGCTACGTTCATTATTAAGTAGTATTTATCACGTATAAATATAACTACTTTCCGTATTCGTATTCAAGTATTTTACCAACTAAATCGGATCTGTGGTTTTCTTTAAGCTTAACCCACTTAATTTCTTCGATTTTTTTAGATAATTCGATAACATAATTTAAGCCGTTTATTTCGCCCGTTTTGGAGTTGATATCGGTCTGTTCATTATCACCGTTAATAACAATTTTACCACTTTTTCCTAAACGAGTTAATATAGCTAACATTTCTCCTTTAGTAAGGTTTTGTGCTTCTTCTACTATTAGAATATCATCAATTGTTTTACCACGAATAAATTGTACTGGTAGTGCTTTTATTTTACCTTCTTCTATTAAATTAGGTACTTCATTCTTATTGGTGCAACATTTATTAAGATTTTCAATAAGAGCTTCCATATAAGGATCAAATTTTTCATTTAATGCTCCTGGAAGATATCCTAATGATTTACCCACTTCAATTGCTGCTCGTGTATTGTAAATACAATTTATTTGTTTTTTCTTTAAAAAATCTAGTGCAGCTTGAGCACATACTAATGATTTACCTGATCCTGCTCTACCTGTTATAACTACAATTTGGTTTTCTATTATTAATCGTTTTGCTTCTTTTTGTTCTTCATTTAATTGAATAGAACTAATAGCTTTAATATCATTTTTTCTTTCCCGGTTAGGTTCTTTCATATAACATTATTTGATATAAATATAAAAAAGAAGACCCGAACATTAAGTTCGGGTCTCTTATTTATAGCCTTACGGGGCTAAGTTATATTAGGATTAGACAGTATCTAAACCGTGTACATACACCTTAGCGTAGTAGTCAGGACGAATCATTCTCTTAGCGTAACGAGTCATCAAACCTTTACGTGGAGTGAAGGTATTTGGATCGTAAAGCAATGGAGTCATGATTAATGGTACATAAGGAGCAAATACAGCACCACACTCTAAGAACTGATTACCTTTGTAACCCATTAAGATTACGTTCTCAGTCATGTATGGGTTTTTATAAACCTTGTAGCGGCTGTTTAAGCTACCTACTTTCTGAATACCAAAGTTAAACTCTGATTTTTCACCATCACCATCAGAAGCAAATCCAGGGATTGATTCAATGATAGTAGCAATTGTCGGAGAGATACACATAAAGTTTGCACCACCTCTTAAAGTTAATTGGTGAATTCTGTTAGATACTTTTTGTAGTTTAGTACCTAAAGTTTGATACCAACCACCTTGTGTATTAAAGAATGCAGAAGCAGCTGATACAAATGAAGTACCATTCCATACAATGTTGTTATTAGCACTCCAGTAATCAACAGTGAAGGCGTTTTGAATCAACATATCTAATAACTCAAGATCAATTTCCATAGAAATATATTGAGATAAGATACCAGTTAATTCAGCTTCAGCATCTACACTATGATAAGCGTTAAGATCCTGAGCAAATTCTGGAGTCCATTGTGCTTTTAACTTACGAGTTCTAGCAACAATAGGCTCAGATTTTAACGATACGTTAATTTCAGGAATATTGATAGGTTGAGCTTGAGAAATCTGACCAGCAGTAGCAGATCCGAATGCATCTTCGAAATCACCACGAGCAGCAGGAGTAGTAGCTTTGTTATATTGTAATACACCAGAACCACTAGCTTGGTTCATACTAACAAGATCAGCAGTAATGAATACTAATGCGTTGTTAGAACCACTAAGTCTAGTAAACTGTTGTAACAAGTTAACAGTGTTAATGCTACCAACACCACCAGAACCTGAAACAAAGTTAAATGCTCTAATACCTAAAGTATCAAAAGAGCTAGAAACTAAATCATAAGCAGATCCAGAAATAACAATTTTTCTTAAGCTACCAGTAGCATAAGTGGTATCAAAGAAAACATCAGCACCAGTTACAGAAGCAGTAGTAAATAATACTGATTGAGTAGCGATGTTCAATGAGTAACCAAATTTACCAGCACCATATAAAGAACCAGTAGGGTTAGTTACGTTAGTAGTAGGATCAGCACTGTAAAGAGATTGGTTTAAACCTAAAGGCTGTACGTTTGTACCATATTTGAAATCCAAATAGAATACAAGACCAGAAGGTAAGTTCATAGGTTGAACGCTAACGAACTCTTTTGCAGCGATATCACCAAATACACGGCGAACTAAAGGTAAAGCAACACCAGCCCAGTTTTCTGAGTTGTAACCACCACCAAGTTGTGAGTTGGTACCACCAGTTTGGCTAGCTTCTGTAACTAATTGTTTAGCTTGGTTTTCAAGCAAGGTAGCCATGACATTCTTGTCATTTTCACCTTTTAATCCTTCTAACAAACCAGATTTGGTCCATTTAGAGGATAATTTTTTAGCGTCATCCATTACAACTTTGTATTGGTTTGAGCTTTCTAATAATTGTTGAATGTTCATCTTAAATTGAATTAAGGGGTTTAAAATTTTTTATTTAATAATGTTTGCAAGTTTTTGCATACGAGTAATAACATCATTTGATTCAACTATTGTTGCCTTAGGAGCAACACCAGCAGCTTTAGAAGCAAATCCTAATGATTCTTTAATTTGAGTTTTCTTAGCACCAAAATTAGATTTTTCAATAGATTCAAATAATTCTTTAGCTTGAGCCGGAGTAGTTGCTTTATCAAACGAAGCAATTACTTTTAATTTTTGTGATTCATTTAAATTTTTAGCTTTGAAGATTTTGTTAACATAAAGCAACTTAGCATTTAATAAGTTTACTTCATTTAACTCATTACGAAGAGCATTGATAGTATCGATTGCTTCTTTCATTTCGTCTTTTTCTTCTTTTTCTTTTTTGTCTTTTTTCTTAGCTTCGTACATATCATCTTTATCATCGTCGTCAGCTTCGTCTAAAGCATCTAATTCAGCTAATAATTCTTCTAAATCAACTTCTTCTTCATCACTTACACCTACTTCTTCACCAGCATCTCCCATATCTACACTCATTTCTTCTTCACCACCGCCCATTTCTAGTTCATCACCAGGAACTCCTAGTTCATCACCAGCATTAGCATCTAGTTCAGCAGAAATAACATCTTTGATAAGGTCTTTTAACTGATCAACTGTAAGGTCAGTAATTTTTTCATCTTCAGCTTCAACTTCTTCCTCGTCATCAGATTCTTCATCTTCTTCAGATTCTTCATCTTCATCTTCGGATTCGTCTTTAGCTTCTTTTACTTCTTTTTTTTCTTCGTCTTCATCTTTTTTCTTTTTAGCTTCGTCTAATGAATCTTCTTCATCTAATTCAGCTAAAATAGCAGATAAATCGAAATCTTCTTCAAGATCTTCATCGCCTTCTCTTTTCATCATACCATTTACATCACCTTCTCCTGGATTTCCTTGTTCAACACTACCAAATCCTGTGTTTTGTTGTTCATCAGATGTATCGTAAGGTTGCATATAATCAATCTCTTCGATATCATCTTCTTCTAATTCCATTTCTTGCAATTTTGCAGAAATCATGGATTGTAGTTTTGGTGATAAGGCTTCTTCAAGAGCAGCTTTGGCATTTGCAAGAGCAGCTTCGCGTACTTGTTTAGCATCAGCGATGGCTTCTTTGAACAAATCTTTGTTTGTACTCATTTTGTTTTTCTCCTTAAATTTTTTGTGGAAGTAAGCTTATTAGATCAAGCTTAATAGTGGGTTTATAAATACCAAGCTACCATAAATGTAAGTGGGTAGCTATTATAGGATATCCATAAATATATGCAAAAATTAAAAACCGCAAAAAACATTAACATAGAGGACATACCCCTGTACTTGTGCAAATAATTTCTGTAATTAAACTATTAACTTTACTATAATCTTTGACAGTTTGTATTTGTTTTCCCTCAGCTAATTTCATATATGCTTGAGGTGTTGAAGGAACACTAACAAGATCCCAACAAAGTAATTCAAAATCGTCTTGTACTTCAACAGTTTCGCCTAATTGTTTAACACTTCCCATACCACGTGATGAAATACCAAGAGGAATGTTAGACATTACTAATGCTTTAGCTATGTTACCTGATGGTGTAGGTAATAGTTGTAGTTTACCCATTAGATCATTACCCTTCCACCATACTTCTGTTACAATATGTGAAGCATTAGATAAATTTACAACAGATGATTCAGGGTGATCAAGTTCTCCTAAAGCAGTACGTGTTTTAACAGGACCCTCTACATATTTTTTAACTTCTCTTTCAAGAATTTCACGAGGATACACACGACCATTACCATTCTTTTGTTCTGCTTCTTGTAATTTACCAACAAGGGTAACAAGAGATTTACCTTCACCTAGTTGCTTATTTTCAGCAATAGTAAATTTAGCACTATAAAATGGGGTATGATCTATTAATAAGGATTTCATATTATTTATTTTCAGCATCTATATTATCACGTCCATCATAATATTCATTTATTGCTTCATGAACCATTTCTTCAAGTTGTTTTTTAAATTTTTCAAATGAAGCACCTAAATTAACACCAGGACGAAATTCTTTTGGTTTTTCAACTTTTTTATCATCTTTTTTATCAGAAGATGGTTGAGGATTTGTTTCTTCTTTATTTTCCTTTATTTTCTTTTTTTCAACTTTAACTTTTTTCATTCCTCTAGCCTTATCAACAGCATTTTTTTCAGTATAAAATTTCATTTGGTGATCTTCAGGTTTTGAAGAATCCATTGTTTGCATTTCATTTCCTGGTGTACCTGTTAATTTATAAATTGTATAATAAAATGAATCTTTTTTAAGATTTTTCATTACTATTTTAACAATTTCATCATATGATTTTTCAGGATGGCATTCATGTTCAATAGTAATACCATCTACTAATTCGTTAAAATTAACATTGGCTTTTTCATCAAATTGACCGTATTCTGTTTTTCCGTTAATATTTACAGATTTATTTATTGATTCACTAATTCCACCTTCAAAATCATCAAATTTAGTATATTTACCACTTTCTTCTTCTTCACCTTTTTTAATCATATTATTAAATTCATCATCATTTTCAGGAAATATTTCAGAAGCAATAGCAATAGCTTCAGCTTGAGATAATCCCATTTCATCTTCTAAAGCAGCAACCGCACTAATATAGTCCCCCATTTGTTTAGCTAATTCTTCAGCAGTAGCACGCATTGCTTCTTCAGGCCCCATTGACTCAACTAAAATTCCTTTGTTTTTAAGAATTTTTATAGAATCATCAAATGATGTTACATTAGTAACATATTGAGGAAAAGTCATGCGAATATTTCTCATAAAATTCGCTTGGGATATTTTACCTTCTTTTAAATCGCGGTATTGGTTTGCTATACTTTTCATGTTATTTTATTTTCCTTGTCCTCTATAATTTTTTTCAGTTCGGTCGTGTTTATTATAAGATTTTTGTGCTTTTCCTCTTTTACGTTTACCAAAAGATATTTTTTGGCTACTTCCTGCAGATTTAGATTTTGCCATTATTGTTTAAGATTATTTACTTTATTATTTAAATGATTTACCATCTCTGCTATTTGAGTAACTGCTTTTTCTGTTCTTCCCCAATATTTTACACCATCTCCTTCACTTAATTCTTGCTTCATGCGTTGGGTATAATCAACAATACGATCAATTTCATTTAATTTACGCTTTACTTCACGCATTGCTTTATGAAGTTGTTCAGCTTTAGTTCTGTATTTAACTTCATTTTTAAATTGTTTATATGTTGCTTCGTTTAGCAATTCTTGCTTAATAATATCTTGAATATTCATATGTTCTTTATATAGTTTGTAAGTTGGTTTTTTACCAAAAAATGATTTATAGTCGTATACTTTAGAATCACTTGGCATCCCTTTAGGTACTCTTTTCATTCCTTCACCTTCAGAAGCTTTTGTAGCAGCGTTTGTTTTTTGTCCTTTTTTAGAGAACGCGTATGGAGTAGAATAACCAGGCACATTGGCTGTTGTAGATTCTTCATCTAACAATTCGCGAACAATTTGCTTTATATATTCTTTAATGTTCACCTATTTTACTGCTTTTAACTCATTAATTAATTGGTGAAACTGTAAAAGAGAAACAATATTCTCATCTTTTACATTTTGATTTTTATCTAAAGGTTGCAATAATGTAACTACCTCAGCTAATTTAATTTGAGTAGTTTTATCTGTTACAGTTTGAGCTAAATTATTTAAAGTTTTTTTAATTAAATTAAATTGCTCATTAACAAATTCTTTTAGTTTAGTAGTATTAGACACATTATTAATATATTCTTTCAATATTAATTTTTGAACATTAGATAAAACAGTATATTTTTCATTAAATTTTTCTAACATTATTTTATAAGCTAAAATGCGGGTACCAGTGTCCATTTTACTATATTCTTCTAATACACGATCTTTAACACCTTCAACATTAACTTCTTTACGAGTAATATGTTCTAGTAATGTTATCTTATTATCTATAATTTGAGAAGGTTCAATAAATTCTAATGATCCATGTGCTTCAATTAAATTAGATACAGCAGCATATTGTGAATAGTTATTAATTTTTGCTTTAAAGAATACCTCAATATCGTAACTATTGCGAATTTCTTTAATCAAATTATATTTTTCTTTGCGTAAAGCCGTTTTATTTAAACGTGAAGATATTTCAAGTATTGATGTAATTAATAATTCTGCTTTACCTTCAGTTAATGCCTTGCTGGTTATAACAGCTTGGTATAATTTATGTTCTTTTGCTAGTTCAGTTTTATTAAAATATTTTTTAACAATGTTAATTGCTGCAGAATCTTTACCAGATACTGTATCAGATGCAATCTGTCTAACTAAAAGTTCAAATAAAATACCAGTGTTTTTGTACTTTGAATGTTTTATTTTATTCATAATGTGTAGTAGTATGGCACTATCTATAAATATGTTATTATCTATAGTCCTTTAATATTATTTTCATTAAGTAGTGATGGTTCTTGATCAGGTCCAAATACAATTTCTTTTCTCATTTCTTTAGGTATAGAACCTAATGAATTTTTTATTTTATAAGATTCAGCTATTGCTATTGGTGACCCACCTTTTGGTGTTCCTTCACCAGTTTCATTAGGAGTGGATAAAGTATTATTACCAATTCTACCAGTTCTATCTTTACCTAATGGATCTTCTTGTGTATTAATAATAGATGCTTTTTCTTGAGGACGACCAATTGGACGTTTTTCATCATATCCACCAGGTACTTCTCCATTTTGTCCCATTCTACCTTTACCATATAATGATGCTAAATCGTGTGGTGTACCATATGATTTACCTGTTCTAGCAGGATCATTACCCTCATTTTCAATTTGACCTAATCTAAAGGCACGCATTTTATCTTGAATTACTAAATCACGGTATTCATCGTATTGATCTTCACTAAATTGGAATACATTATCATATATCCAATCTGATGGGAGTAAATTTGTATCTTGAATATTTTTTGCTAAATCAACCTTTTCTTTCCATAATGCTACTTTTTCTTGTTCAAATATAATTGAAGAATTAGTTAATTGTAATTCAAAATTAGTTAAAGAAGCACCATCATATCCTTGAACATATAAATGCACTAAAGCAATTTTATATAATTCAGATAACATAATGCGTTGAATGCGTTCAACGGTACGAGCAAAGCGAATATCTTCAGCAGCTAATGTAGCTTTACCTTCAAGATCTTTTTCAAATCCAAAAAATGCTTTAGGTACTTTTAATGCTGCTAACATTTCATCACGTAAAAAGTTAACATCATCTATAGCTTGATATTCTAATCCTTTTAATGTATCAATTTTAGTTGTACTATCATTACCACGAGTAGGTAAATAATAATCCTCCATCATATTCATTAGGTTATACTTTAAATTGTATTCACCTGTTTGATTATCTACATAAGGAGTTTTTTTCATTTTTTGCATTAACTTCTGCATATACCCATCAACTTCATTAGCGGGTATATTACCTACATTAACTGTAAATACACGTTTTTCTGGGGCGCGTACAATACGATGCAATAACATTGCATCTTTCATTAGTACATATTGTTTATATGTTTTACGAGCAGGTTCAATATATGATCTACCATAAGGTAAATAATTAGCATCTGTTATTAATCTAAAGTGAGCTATTTCATAATTTTCAAATGTAATTCTACCTTCTCTATCTGCTAAACGTGTACTTACACCACCAGATGCTATTACTGATGGGTTAATTTTAAATGTTACTGAAGAAGGGTTATTAGGATCTTGACCTTCTTCACGTACCATATCATAAACGGATAATGGTGTTACACTATATACTCCAAATTTTTCTGCAATTTCTAAATGTAAATAAAAATCTCCATATTTACACATATTGCGAGTCCAAACCCAAAGATTAAATTCAATATTTAAAATATCATAAAATAAATTGTATAATATTCGTTGTATATTTTCATCTGAACTTTTAATTTGTAATACTTCTCCTACTTCATTTTTTAAAGTAGATTCATCTGCTATAATATCTAAAGTAGAAGCAATAATTGACTCAGTATCCATAGCTTCATAATCAGTATATAACTGAAGACGAAGTGTTTGATAATTCATTGTAGGATTATATGGCATATTAGCGCCATAACGATGTAATTTAGTAAATCTATCAATTAAAGCATTTGTTTTAACATTGCCATAAGATTGAATGTTGTCTACATCTACAGTTTTTAATTGTTTACCTCCAACATTTCTTATAATAACATCTGTGTTAAATAAGCGAGATAATCTATCAAATAAACCGCTATTATTTTGTTCGGCCATTTTTATATTTTATTATGATTATAAATATTTATTTATCCTATTACCCATGTTAAATCTTCAATGTTGCCATTTCCTAAATCCATTTTATAAGGATTGTTAAAATTTGTAGGACCCGGCATTATTACTGCTGAAGTTTTAGTTATATTATTTATATTTTGACGAGTCATATTCATTCCTTGTTCATAAAATTTCATTGCTGTATCACGAGTAAATAATCCTATTCCTAATGACATTACTAAATCATCGTTATATCCATTTTGTGCTTGTGGTTTACCATTCATCCAAATAAATACTCTTAATTCTTCTAATAATCGTTTTGAGTGAAAAATAAATTGTCTGTCTCTAATATACGCTTCTGTTTTGGAGACAACAAGAGGTCTTGTTTTAGCGGACATAGTAAAGCCAGGAACTGTTTGCTCAGAATCCATTTTAGCCATCCATTTATCTATATGCATTTCTCCATAGACACGAGGTGAATAATATAAATTAGGATATTGTTTTTCTATAATAGTGTTTATAACATCCCATCCTACACTTGCATTTTCAACTACAAGTAAAGCATTATTATATTCAGTAGCAACAGATACCAACATATTTCCATAAGTACGAGTATCAACTTGTGATTTATATTCAGCAACTTGTTCACACGTTGTTGCATCAATAATATGAAACGCTGAATAGTCCGAACCATCACCGCGAGCCACGTCAGCGCAAACCAAATACTGCTTATTATAATCAGGATACTGCCAAATCCAAAAATCGCCACCCATAAAACGACGTTCAATAGGATCTTGTATAAATGTTTGTTCATAAAAAGATAATGTGTCTGATTCAATAACAGAATTTCCAGAACCTAAAAAGTCACAGTCATACTCTTGAGCAAATTCTCGAGGAGACATGTTTGATCTTTCTGTTTTTTCCCATTCTTCATCTCTATCAGGATGTAAATTCCAAGGCAATCTAATTGCTTTAAAACCTTTACCTTCACCAGTTCCTGATTCAGCAGATGTATACATTTTATGAAACCAATTACCAATTCCATTAGGAGAAGATAATGCAATAATTCCTCCCCCTGTTGCAATTGTAGGTTTAATACTTGTATAAATTTTATCAATTCCTTCAATAAAAGCAGCCTCATCTACTAATAGTAAAGATACAGCATAGGATCTACCTGCATCTGATGCTGCTGATGTTGCAATTATTTGAGAATTATTAGCTAACTTTAAAGATAATTTATTATCTGATAATGGTTTTTCTTTACCTTTTAACCAAGAAGGTAAATTATTGTACATAAATTGTACTTTATCTACCATCCCTTTAGCTGTTTCTTGTTTTGTTGCAATACAAAGTATAGTTTTATCTTTATTAAACAACATTGTCCATAAAGAAAATCCTGCAACTAAAGTAGATATACCTAATTGGCGTGATTTATTAATAATAGAAAAACGATTATTTCTAAAATCATTTAATACTTCTTCCTGGAATGGGTATAAATGGAATAATATTCTTCCTTTTTGAGGGTGTGAAATGTAGCAATATTTGCGAAAGAAATGAACAGGATCCATGGCGCATTTGATATATTCCTGTTTGATTATTTCTTTAATATTAGTTTGTGTCATATATATAAATATACAAAAAAAGGTCTAACCTTGCGGTTAGACCTAATTTTCACGGGTGTGTTGGGTTATTTTAATTTAAGCTTCCAATAAGATGAAACACCATATACTACATTTCCATTATTGTTTAATCCTATAGTAGCACCAAATATTTGATCTTTTTTAGTTTTATATAATAAACCTGAATTTAGTTGGTTTATATTAGTTCTAGTAGCTTCTAATCCTCCACCTATATAGAGTTGACTAACAGGTTTATAAGGAATAGTTATAGTTTCTTTTATAACAGGATATTTAATATTTACTTCTGTAGATCTTCCTACAATAAGATTTTTCTGTACACTATCAGTTATTTTTACATACCCATTTGTATCAATTCGTAATGAATCTTTATGGATATTAATTGCAAGTAGTTGATTTACAACTTCTTGATATTGTTTAACTAATTTTCCATAGTTTGTATCTGGTGTATAATGATTTATAATAGTAGTGTCATGTGAACCTATAGTAATAGTTTTAATTACTTGAGGTTTACTAATTATTAAAGAATCTTTAGTAACCCAAATTGTATCTCTCTTTACAGTAGGTAAAGAAGGAGTTGATTTTTCACAACCTCTTTGTAATAAGATAACTACTAAAAGAACTAAAACAACAAAACTTAAAAAATTATTTTTTATAAATTGCATATATTTTATTTTATAATACCGGCATAGTATTGTAATTTATTTAATGTCCATTCATCTAAAGGTTCTTCTGTTTCTTCTTCAGGAGCAGCAGTTGGTGGTTCTGGTATTTCAACACCTGCTAATTTTTTAACATAATCACTACTAGCAACCAAGCTATTAATACGTTGTTCTAATGATGTTCTTAAAGCACGTAAACGCTGTAATTCTTCAGACGGTTTGTCTTTAATGTCACCTGCAGTGGCTTTTGATCTTTTTAATTTTAAAATATTAGATTTAGTAGCATTTAAACGGCGTTCTAATTCTCTATATTGTGTAGCTGCTTTATAATCTTCATTAGATGCCTTTGAAGAAATAGGTTCTACTTTTTCAAGTTCATCTTCACCAGGTTCAACAAGATCCTCAGAACCATCAGCATTTGGTTCACCATCAAAATACATTGCTAATGGATTTTCTGTACTACCCATAAACATATCTTCAGGTTCAGTAGCCTGACTAGGTGCTTCTTCACCAGGTTCTGGTATAGCTTCTACTTCACCACCTGCTCCTAATCTTACTACTACTCCAGCATCTAATAATCCATTTATAACAGCATTAGCTATTTGTGGGCGAACAAAATTAAATTGTGTTTGAATATCCTTTTTCTCAGCCCCAGGATTTTCACGAATATAATTAATAATATCAGCTAATGATACTCCACTAATACGTTTATTAGTATAAGGTTCAGTATTAATATTATTATCAGTTAGTCTATATCCTTTAGCTGTGCGAGCCATTTCTTCAATTTCTCCTTCAGCAACTTCTGCTCTACCAGAAGATATATCGTTTTTCTTAGATTGAAGTGCTTTTATTCTAGCATCTATTGCTTTTTTTTCAGCATCTTCAGCTGCTTTTTCAATAGAAGATTCTGATTCTAATAATACTTCTTTTATAGCTTCGCGTATAATTTTACGTAATTCTTTACTTTTCATTTTATTGTCATTCAAATTGTTCATCATATAAATATTAAATATTTTGTAAAATTATAGCAATACGTTCATCAGTTGTACCTTCTACTTGAATTAATTTTTTAGGTTTATATTCTTTTAAAGCTTCTTGTATAGTCCAATCAATCTTCATACGATAATTTAAATCAGTTTCACGAACTCCATTATCTTCCATATCAACCCCATTAGGAGATACATAAATTACTACATCATAATAATCACGAAGATGCATAGCTGCCTCAACAAATGCACGTTTTTCCCATTCTCCTATTGACTTAGATGATAGTGTAAATGAACATACATCCCAAATAGTTCGATCTGTAATAATATTAGGTTGTAATAATTCAGTAGCACGTTCTGCTAAAAATATAAATTGACCTGGTAATGTCGAATCAGTATTCAATGAAATACCTAGATTACTTAGGTATTTACTTCGTTCAGTTTGTACGCTATGATCTTTAAATTGGTCTAATTCACCTAGTGCTTTAGCTAATGTAGTTTTACCTACACTCATAGTTCCTGTCAATCCTATTTTCATTTCTTATTTCTATTGTTTATTTTCTTCATTTGACGTGCTATTTTCTTTTCTTGTTTTGCATCTTTAGCACGTTGTTTAATACGCTTTTCAGCTCCCGCTTTATATTTAATATCAACATTAATAGGACCTCTAATAAATTTATCTAAATCAAATGTCCAAGTTTCTGTTGTATCTTCATCTTCATATATACGAGTAAATTTTGCCATAAAGTAAATGTATGAACTTTATTTTGACTATACTCTGGCTCCTGCTGCCTTTCCTGCTGCAGTTTTGTAAAAGGGTACTCCGTTACCATCTTTTTTAAGATCTTCCCATTGTTCTTTAGTATATTTTATACCAAACAAATAATATTCAGCAGCTCGTTTATTACCTTGAGGAATAAGGGCTGCTGAATCCCAGTTATGGAATTTATTTTTCCCGTCTACATTAATGTAGTGTGCTATTGTTCCGTCTGCTAATTTAATTTTTCTTGTTCCCATTTGTATTTCCATTTAAATTTTTTATATGTTTTTTGTCTGCTATTACAACATCTAATTATATTTTCTTTAAAATACTTTCAGCTACATATATGGCTTGAGCACCGCTAACTGTTATTCCCCTTGCTGACAATGCATCACCTACAAAGTGTACATTTGGATAAGTTGTTAATGATAAATCTTGATAGTTAACTAGTGGTTCTGGTGATAGATATTTTACCTCAGGAATATACATTCCCCAATCATCACCAAATTCAAATACTTTATTCATTTGGTCGATGAAATCAATAATATATTGTGCATATTCACCAAATGCTTCTTTAAAAATATCTAATGTATCTATTTGATAAGCTTCAACATTTATTCCTTCAGAAGTTTTACTTACTCCTCTACGTCTTTTAGGAGAATAATATATTCCTCTACCTTCTATTGTGTTGAATTTTTGTACTACATCTCTACTCCATTCAAATGGATTATCAATACCTTTAATTTCCATTAGGATACCAAAGTTAGTCATATCGTTTCTAAATTCTTCACCTTTTTTCGCATGGCCATTGTACGTAATATCCCCATAAGTTTCCTCCACGGCCACGTAAGCGGCATTGTTATTAGTACAAAAACTACGTAAAGAAACATTATCGAATTTTTGATAGAGTTTAAAATCATAACTAACATCAATTAATTTTTGAAAATATTTTTGTGGTGCTTCAAATCGAACACCAATTTGTACTGATTTAGGTTCATTAGGTAATTTATAGTCATCTGCTAGTTTTTGAGCGAAATCAATACCTGATTTACCTACTGCGAATATTAGGGTATCATATGATATACCATTAATGCTGTATTTTTCGTCTTCTGTATGTACAATATTATTATCAAATAA